AAGTCCTTGGAAAGAGATGACTGCGGAACCTGCCAGGTGCGCGGGTAGTCCAACCTCGGGGGAGCCAGCCACTCTGCCCTCTTGGCCTCATCCGCCCTGATCCATCCCAGCAAATCGTAGTCTGGGGAGTTGCCCCTGACCGCCAGGATGATGCCAGTGTCCCTGGGTTTGACCTTGCAGCTTGTCCTGCCTGGGTGCTGGTTCCATCTGACATCGAGGGAGGTGCCAGGGATGTCTTCCCTCCTGCCGACATTGACCGATCCGTCCCAGTAAAGTCCGAGGGCTTTGGCCACCGCCATCTCAGCACCAGCGGCCTCGGCATGGGTTCCCCAGCTGGCCGTGTCGTCCTTGTATACGGAATCGGGGGAGCCTTTGCGTCTGGCGTTCAGCTCCCGCCTGATCCCAACCTCGGCTGCGGTGACAGCCTCATACCATTCCAGCCTGACCCTCATTCCCAGGACAGCACGATGCAGATGACCATGATGACCGCCAGGGTGGCTAGGGTGGACTCGTAGCTCACGGCCTCTGGAAGATGGTAAAGACCATCGTCTCCCCGCTGGGTCCCGTGGTGAACCGCAGCTTGTACCTGTTCTTCTCCAGCCACCCGAAGATCTCCGACTCGTGGGGATGCCCTGCCCATACCTCAACCGATAGGATCATCGGCATGGATCTCATCTTGGACAGCACCCTCCACTCTTGGCCCTCGCAGTCCAAGACCAGGCAGTCGATCCTGCCGTCATCGATCTGGTCGAAGGTGATGACATCGACCTGCTCCTCCCTGCCGCTGGACTTGGTCGGTGCCCAGGTTCCCTCCAGGTAGGACGATCCTCCGTTGAGCCGAAGGTTCATCCTTCCAGCCTGCTCCCCAATGGCCACCCGCCTGATCTCTGCCCTCGGCATCCTGGCGGCAGCGATGTCCGCCAGCTGGGGGTTGGGTTCAACCAAAAGGATTCGGTCGGCCAGCCTCTTGTCGTGAACATCGACGGCAGCGGAAATATCCAGGGGTCCGACCCCGCACTCGCAGAAAGTCCTGAACTCCACCCATGGGTAAAGCTCCATCAGGTGGGCGATATCGATGTGCCACCTGATTCTCTTGGCCTCCTGTATGGTCATGCCCGACAAGCCTCCAAGACAGCCTTGACCACGTCCTTGGGCTTGATGCTGGCCAGCTCGTCACAGATCCCAGAGATGTTGCAGGGTCCACCCTCGGGGAAGGTAGTCGAACACCCAGGGTGATGCATGCAGGGGGCCAGTTTGCATGCCCCACTTCCCTTTAATGCCGTGTGCCTGGCTCCATCCATGACCCGAAGCTCTGGCCTGAACGATCCCCATAGCCCAATGGTCGGCTTGAGCATGGCCGAGGCAAATGGAAGAAGGGATGAGTCTGGGGCCAGGACAACATCGCAGTGGTAGACCAGGCAAACACAGTCCTGCCAAGGCAGCGGGTTCTTCATCATGGCTAGGTTCACGGTCCTGGGGAACCAGTCCGAGGGGGTGACCACGCTCTTATGCTCGGCAATCAGGACGCACTGGACATCGTTGGCCATCAGCTCCCTGACCACATCACTCATCAGGTGATCTGGATAGGTTCTGACTGGGCTGCTGGACCTGGGCTGGATTGCCACCCTGTACTTGCCGTGCCTTGGGATAAAGGTCCTGGCCTGTTCGATCTTGAGCGGGGGAAGATTGAGGACATAGCTTCTGTCCAGGGGCGTGATGCCAGCGGCCCTGGCAAAGCAGTCGACGGCATGGTCAGAGATGTTGCCCTCGATGACACCCTCCAGGCTCAGGACCTGGTCGAAGCCAGCACACTCCGAAAGTGTCGGCGGGTACTGGATGAATGAATCCACATGTGGGTTGTTCTCCAATACCCACGGTAACCTGGAGCCAGCGCAGTAGCTGATCCTGCAGTTGGGATACCTTCTCTTCAGTTCCCGCAGGATCGGCGTGGTGTAGAGAATGTCCCCAGCACCCCCTGCCCTGATGACCAGGATATTCCAGTCCCGATCTGGCTCTCCATCCATCTCCTCTACACTCCACTTGAACCCGATGCTCCTGACCTGCCCGTCCCCCTTGGCCCTGTGAAGCATGCCTGGCACACCCTGATCCTCCAAAAGGTAGGGCACCTCGGCATCCAGGGTTCGGCTTCCAGCATCCCAGACGATGGGTTTGGCAAATGATACGATCTTCATCCTTCTGGGTTCCTATTGAGAAAGATGGGTGTCCCATCCCCGACCCATGAACCAAGCTGGTTGAACTCGAAATACTCGACCGCCTCCTCATAGCTCATGTCGTCCTGCTTCATCAGCTTCCCGATGATCAGGTCCATGTCATAGGCAATGACGGGTTGCTTCCCGAAGCGGTACCCGACCCCGACAATGCAGTCGTCAAAGCCGTCCATCTTCATGGCACCAGGTGCGGCCACCTCCAGGTACTTGCGGGTAAACCTGGTCCTGCTCACATGAACCTCGGTCCCAGGAGCCAGGCCACCAGCACCCATCTCTCGCCCCAGATCGGGGCCTTGGCACAGTGTCGGATGAAGCTGGGGAAGAAGGTGCCTGCCCCACGATCCCTGGCGTACTCCTTGTTGTAGGTGTTCCCGTCGATCCTGAACCCGCCGCCCACATAGTCGGATGGGTCGGACAGGTTGACGACTGCCGTCATCTTCCGCATCGAGTCTGGGAAGATGTCCACATGCCACCTGAACCACTGCAGCGGCTTGTATCTTAGGACCTGCAGCTTCTGGACATCCCTGAGGAGAAACCCAAAGTTGGCCTCGTTGATGTCACAGGCCGCCTTGGTGACGATCTCATAGAGCCATTCGTTCTTCTGGTTCCTGTCCAGCCAGCAGGAGTCACATGTCCTGGCATAGTTCTTGATCGACTTGCCGTTCCTCAGGATGGTGGCCCTGCTCATGCCAACCATCTGGGCCTCGAGGATCACCGACCTGCACTGGTTGGGGGTAAGGATGCCAGGCCGTATGACGGCAGATGCTAAGTCATACTTTGCAGTTGCTATAGGCTCTAAAGGAGGAGGGATGGCGGGTGTTAAACAGGGCGTATCTGAGGAACAGACAGTGGTGCCCGTGGTCGGTTCTCCCGACCCTCTATGCCCGACATCCCTCTCTTGTGAAGCTACTTTCTGGATCTTCCCTGGCAATATCACCCTGATCATTTTGTTCCTCCCAGTTGTGCATAAGCCAAACAACATCTGGCTAATGCGTTTCTTGTGTGTACCTGAATTGACTCCAGGTCCTTGTGGTCAAGCCCGTCCAACAACATAATGGCCTGGTTGGCGTGCCTGATGACCCGAGTCAGGTGCCACTTGGGATTGGCTTCAGCCCCCTCGTTCCAGCTCCCCTCCCCGTGCTTACCCCGCTCCAGGCTTTCGCCCATCGTCTCGATCATGGCCAGGTAGGCCATCTCGGCCAGCTGCTCCGTGGTCGGGGTATTGGAGAGGATCTTGGCCTGCATGGTGGTGGTGAATGTTTCGTTCATGGGTAGTGGGGTTCGGGGGGTTCGGGCATCTGGAGAATCCCGTAGGTCGGGTTCTCGCATCTGCGAAGATCCTTCATGTCGAAGTCCAAGATGTCCCCGCTCTGAAGCAGGACCGTGAAGATCTTGTTGTGATCCAGCCCTGGGTCCAAAACCAGGAAGGCCAACCCCTCCCCTTTGGGGGTCATCACCCACATCTCGGGCTTGAGCTGAAGCATCATCGTGGCCACACCTTTCCGTAAGCTGGATCATGGATCTCGATCTCGGAGGATTGCGTCCCAAACTCCCTGCCCGATCTAGATTGGTAATAGACAATGAAGTCGTCGTCGGCCTCATACCGCATCAGCCACTTGGTCGGTGGGATGATCTCCCCGCCGACATGCAGGTTGCAGTATTCGGACAGACAGTTCATGGCTCGTCGTCCTCCAAACTGGCCCTGACCCTGGCCTCCCAGTCTGGCTTGATCTCCTCCAGGTCGTGCGTGTCCAGCCACGCCTCAACTTTTTTGAGGGCATCGTACATCCTGCGGTTGTGGAGCCAGAGCCGCTCGTTGCACTCGGTGGCCTGCTGTAGGCCAACCTCCAGGGCACGTTTGGCGGGGTCGTCGTAAGTCGTCACTTCGTCGCCTTTCGTCGAGATGATTTTTCTTTGTGTGTCTGACGTGCGTCGATATAGGACTGCCATTCTTTCCTCGCTTCTTCGGCCAGCTCTTTGGTCGGCTGGTCCCACCCCAACTCGGGGATTCGTCCACCCATGATCCATCTCGGGCCGAGGGGACATTCTCCAAGCCAGGTCTTTGTAGTCAAATGATACTGGTTGCAGTCGTTCACGATCCGAACCTCGACGTTCATAGGGCGGTCTGCGCCTCGTAGCGGAAGCTCTGGTGCCTGGGGTCAAAGACAAAGGGGATGTCGGAATGGTTGGAACCACGGCGGGACTTGCGAACCTTGACGTAAAGCCGCCTGTCTGACTTCTTGGGGTCACGCCTGTCGAGGATCAGGACCTCGTCGGCATTCTCGGCCAGGCCGTTGGAGTCCTTGAGGTGGTGCAGCTCGGCCTGCTGGTCGTAGACGCTTTGTCTGTTGAGCTGCACACACCCCAGGATCGGGATGTCCAGCTCCTTGGCCAAAGCCTTGGCCTGCACGGCCACCATCTCAAGCTCCCTGGCCCTGGAGTCCTGCTTCTTGGTTTCGACGTGAACCTTGCCAAGTAGGTCAATGACCAGGAGCTTGCAGTCCCTGCGCTTGAGCCTGCGTGCCTCAGCCCTGATCTCGTTCATCGACCAGGTCGGCCTGTCCATGACCACCAGGGGGAGGCTCCTCATCTCGTCGGCCACCTGGTCAAGGTTGGATAACTGCTCTGGGTTCAGCTTTCCGAGTACCCGAAGCTCGTCCGTGGTTACCCTGCCAGACAGGGCGATCATCCGCTCGGCAATGTCACCCGCAGACAGCTCCATCGAGATGTAGCCACACTTGGCCCCAAGCCTAAGGACGTTATGGCAAAGCTGGATTGCGAAGGCCGACTTGCCCATGTTGGTAAACCCAGCCAACAGGATCAGGTGTCCGTTGGTCAGGCCACCAATGCAGTGGTCCAGCTCCTGGTATCCAGTGGGCAAACCCGCATAGGTGTCGCCAGCCTCGATCAGCTTCCTGGCTTTCTGGGTGATGGTCAGGGCTGCGTCCCCGATCTCCATCCCCTTGTTGCGTGAGAAGGATGAGTCACCCGAGTACTCCTCCATGGCTGCGGCAATCTCCTTGGAGTTGTGGCCCTCCCTGATCAGGTTCAGGGAGTTCTCAGCCGCCAGGAACATCGACCTGACCTTGGCCATCTCGACCAGCTTGTCCTCGTAGGAGGCAAGGTGCTGGGCTGATGAGACAATCGGCTTATGGGAAAGCTCGGAAACATAGTGGGTCATCATCTGACGCTCACCGTTCTTGAACTCGCCCACCAATAGGACTGGCTCCGCGGGTGCCCCCCTGCTGGCCAGTCTGCACATCACGTTGTGAAGCATCCTGCTGACTGGATTGCCAAACAGATCGGCTGGCCACCCGCAGATCTCACGATGAATCTCTGGATCGGCCATAGCGGATGCCAGGACGGAAGCCTCAAGATCGGAATCAAACAGCTGGAACTTCATGTCTCGCTCGCCCCCGTGGTGACCCACTGGCCCTTGACCTCAAGGGGTGGTGGCATCGGGCTTGGCCTATTCAAAAGGGCCTTGTAGTGGATGAAGTCCTGCATGTCCTCCGACCTCATGCAGATCATCCAGTTGGTACCGTTCTTTTTGAATGCAACCGCTGGGATCTTGTCTTTCCCAGCGTCATGGACGGCCTGGGCCATGGCCTTCCAGATGTTCAGGTTCTCCACCCACTTGACCTCCCAGTGGAACCCGTCATCGCTGACAACATCTGGCGAGTCGGGAGAGCCAGAGAACTGCCTCCCCCGACGGGCCGAGACACCGACGGCCCGAAGGAAATCCCTCCAGGCACGCTCACCACGCTTGCCCTTGGCGCATGAGTTGATCGGCATCTCGGCCCCTTGCCTCAGAATTTCTTCGAGGCCGCTGCGTTATCCACAAGGTTTGGGTAGGGCCTGCCAGCCTTCTTCGCCTTGGCCTTGGCGTAAGCCTTGGCCTTGGGTGAGAGCTTCTTGCCCAGCTTCTTCCCTGCGTATTCCTTCTCCCAGAACGGAGCTGACTTCATTTAGAAGATGTCTCCGTTGCCGCCGACAGGTGCCCCGCCCACCTGAGTGAGCGAGATCGACAGGTACTTGCTGCCGTCCTTGGCTTCCTGCACCCAGCAGGCCGCCTTGTATTTCCCAGCGGGGATCTCCACCGCCTCGTCCACCCACTGCTCACCCTGCTTCTTGCGGGGGGAGGCAAACTTGGGTGCCTTGGGGTTCTCTTCTGCCCGTTTGTTGGCAAACAGGCTGATCTTTATGCCTTTCGCTTCTTTCGTCGCCGTGGCCATTTGTTCTGTCCTTTGCTGCCATCCTCTAGTTTTTTGTATGCAGCATGGAGACGCAGGATGGCGTTCCACGCCTCCAGCTGCGGGGTTAAGTCCTTGAATTTCTTCTCCTCGATGTCCGCATCAGGCCCGATCCGAAGCAGCCTCACCTCACCAATGTCGTCGTCAAAGGGGTGGCAATCCTCGTAAAGCATCTTGTAGGCCGCCAGCTGGATTTCGTAGCTGGGCTTGGCTATCGAGGAGCTTGTCTTGAAGTCGACCAGCAGGAGGTCTCCCTGCTTGTCCCTGGCCACACAATCGATGGTTCCACCGTACCCATGCTTGTCCGAGGCCAGTTGGATCTCGCAGTGGATTCGGTCCAGGCCGCTCTTCCACCACCACTTCTTGAACGTGTCCACCATCTCCAGCCCAACCTCGACCTCGTCCTTGTCGCATAGCGAGTAGTCGCACTGGAACCCGTCCAAGAATCCATGTGCCCCGAAGTGGAATATCGACCCGATCCTGCGCTTTCTGCCGCCATGTTTTTCAAGGCACTTTCCTTTCTTTCCCAGGCCATAGGCCCAGGTCACCAGCTCTGGTATACTGATGTGCTTGTTGATCAGGGATGTAACCCCAGGCATGACCGACCCCCTGGAGTTCTTGTACTCCTGGTGGGGTGCGGACAGGTCGAGCTTCTCTGTCCTCATAGGGCCATGAAATTGATTGCAAAGGCCATCAGGCTAAGGGCGATACAGAGGGCCATAAGAATGGCGATGTCGTCTTCCACACTAGGATCTCCTCTTCTTTCGTATGCCTTGCAGTTGCTTTTGACCCGAGCTTTCGCTCGGGGTGTTAACACCTAAATCCCTTAACACCTGTTGCCATGCCCTTAAGGGGACATGTACGTCCCTTGGGGATGGCTCCCCGTAGGGCCTGGTCTTCCACTTGCCGAAGTGGAGATACTTCACTTGACCTCGCCCCTTATCCTTTCGACGACCAGCCTGGAGTGTTTGACGATTGCCGACAGGAGTTGGGTACTGGCCGCACCGATAAAGGGTTCATCCTCCTTGTCGCTTTTGGGTGGAACCGCTGGATAAGAGATGCCCAGCTTCTTGCAGGAAGACTGGGTAAGTCCCCTGGCAAACCTGTAGAGGTCGGCATCCGTCAGCTGGTTGTCATTGCATACGGATAGGAACCTCTCGGTGATCTCCCCCGTTGACTCCTCCTGAATCGGCTGGCTCTTCTGGATGGACACCACATTGACGGGCCTGTCGACGGCCTTGGCCAGCTCCTCTGCGGAACACATGCCGTCCTCAATCCCAATCCCCATCATGGAAAGTGCCCTACCAACCGCACTTGTCTCAGCATTCTCCAGGGCAGCGGCCCCGTTGATATTGCCCTGCCACTTGGCCTGGCTGTGGCCCACAAAGTATTGCTCGGGACGCTCCACGTCTGGAGTCACCTTGGATCGGATGAAGACCCAGTTCTCTGGGTTGCCGATAATCTCGCTTTCAATTCTCCCTCGGGGGTAGTTCTTCCTGAATGCCGCCACCTTTGTGTGAACCATGACGTATGATTTGCCGCCACGGATTTCGATTGCCTTTAGTCCTCCTACCTCGCTCATTTGTCTGTCCTCCTTCTTTGGTTTTTTAGTTTTAGTTTACAAGGGCCATGGACAAATACTGTCCTAAGCCCTCGCCAACAAAGCGGAGTCGACCCACTTTTTGCAGGTCAGTCGCTTGTCGTTGGGACATCTCTTCAAATCAACTTTTGCGGCCCAGCTCCTGACGGAACCATAGCTGCGGTTGAGATAAACGCCGACATCCCGCAGCGTCCACCATGGTTGGTTTAATACTCTATTTACTTCCACCGTCTCGTAAAGTTTTCTCTGGGTCCTTGGCATTACTCATTTGTATTTAATCGCAGTTATATGTCAACATTTGTTTTATTTTGTTCTGTATTGACACCAGTTTGATTCTGTCTTATTTTGTCATTATGAAAAAACAACAAAGAACAACAGGTGCCACGGGCCAACTGAATGCCAGCATCGGCCTGCGGTGCCCCCGTGAAACCAAACTCGCCGTGGAGAGAATGGCCAAGCTCTTGGACCGATCCGAGAACAGCGTCATCCTCGACTGTATTGAGACGGTAGACCAGATGAGTCGTGCTATGACGGACAAGGAAGCGTCCCGCATGCCCAAGATTGTCTACATGCTCAGGCAGGCGACCAGCTACCTGGCCGTCAACGGATAGCCATATGGCCTCCCTGTACAGGAGGAAGAACGGCTACTGGCAAGTCCTTGCCTTACTTGGCGGGAAAAGGGTTGAGGTAAGCACGAGGCAGAAGGGCAGGACCCCAAACGAGGTGGCTCGTGGCATCCTTGAAAAATACAGGATGATGGAGGGCTGCGAAAGGCATGGTATTCCCTATGTCGACAGGGACGTTACCATTAGCCAGCTCTATCAGAAGTACAATGAATCCAAGCCATTCATTGGCGAACGAACAGCCTCCTACAAGAAAAAGCTAATTGACAGGCTGGTTGCCACTGTTGGGGATAAAAAAGTTGCCTGCTTCACCATAAGGGATGCTGATGAATTTATGGCCAACGGATGGAAACGACCAATCCATCCCAATACCAAGGCAGTCTATAAATTCCAGATTGCCTCGATATGGAATTGGGGCGTGAAGCGCAAGCTGGCTCACGAGAATCCATGGTCACAGCTAGATCTAAAGCAGTCCCAAAAATCCCCCAGAAGGCCCCTGACAGATGATGAGATCAAGCTCATCCTGGCAAACGCTCAGGGCTGCGTCTTGCTATCTTTTGCCCTTGGCCTTTACCAGGGGGCACGGATCAGTGACTGCGCCAATCTTCGTGGTGAGGATGTGAACTGGGAGAAGCGCACAATCCAGTTCACCGAAAGAAAGGGAAGCATGAAGGGAACGCCAAGAATCCACGTCATGCCGATGCACCCATTCGTGCAGTCAATTCTTCAAGAGCTTCCAAGAAAAGGCAGATATATGAATGTCTGCGCTGGTCACCTGGTCCACAAGTTCAGGAGATTCTTTGATAAGCTAGGTCTTTACGACATCAGCCACCACTACTGCCGCCATACCTTTATCACGAAAAGGATAGAGGTAGGGGTTTCCCAGGCCCAGGTTGCGGAGCTGGCTGGTCACACCAGCTGGGCCATGACCCGCAGGTATACCCACCAAAGCGTTGACTCCCTTAGGGGTGCTTTGGAGGCTGGGTCCTAGTCCCACAACTTCCAATAATTTCCCACACAAAATAGCCATCCTACTATGCTGATAGCATCAAAAGCAGACAAAAGCAGACAATATAAGACAATGATGATCAACAAAGTTTCAATTAGTGGGTATAGCCAACTTTAGTATCCAGATTATTCAACCTAAATATATTGGACAGACCAATCAAAGACTTACACAAACACTTCCAAATCTTTAACGTGCCAATATCCCCTTACCAAATCTGGGTAAATCCCGTAGCTGGCGAAGAAATCGTAGAGATCCATGTTGGCCTTAATATCGTCCCAACACATCGGCTCTATCATGTAGAAGACCGCAGAGTTCGGACCCGTGCTTCTATAAACAACTCTTCTAGTTCTCTCTATGACACGGCCAGGCCGTTGACCCAGGAACTGCTGGAGGTACTCTGAGAGTATGAGATACATGCTCATTGCACTACTGCTTGGAGCGGGAAGTCTTCGGGCCGAGGACTTCCAGTGGGTGTTCAACAAATATGTCACCGTTGACGAAGATGAGTCCGTGTATGTGTCCAGCGGCAGGAACGCCTACATCGGGCGTGTCGTAGACGACGAAGACGGGACCTTCTGGGCGATGGGAACCAAGCCTGGAACTTCGGTGTTTGGCACCCGCTGCGGGGACCAGCTTATTGTCCTGCAGCCGCTTGCTGGCGATAACGACTGACCTCACCACGAAGTTCCTTCCTGGGCCTGTAGGCCGTCACGATCCCAGCTGCCAGTGCCCTTGCGTTGTCGGCACTGATCCCCTGCTCCCGCAAAATCCTGACCACTTCTCCCCTGGTCACCCCGAGCTTCATGGCCGCATTGATGATATCGGATGTCTCCCCGAAGATGTTGGCCCTTACCCTTTCCATGTCTTTGTAAGCCTGGAGCCTGGCATCCTGGTTGACGTTGGATCTGTCGTAGTATGCGGCGGTGAAGATCCCCGTGGCCTCGTTGAGCCTGTTGTTGAACTTTCTGGCTGCGTAGGAAAGCGACTGCCTCGGGTCCAGGGTGACCACCCGTTGGCCAGTCACAGTGGCCAGGGTTTCCAGGGCTGGGTCGTAGGCACGACCAGTCGGGGTCACCTGCCCAGTCAGGCCCTTATAGATCCTGTCTGCCGAGGCAATCGTCCCAAGGTTAAACGCATCGAACATGTGGCCAGCAATGGCGGCAGCCTTTTGGTCTGCTGGAGCCTCTGGGTTGTAGACCCTTCCACCCGTGGTGCCCTTCTTGTTGCGGGCAATGTCGAGGACCTTGGAGGCCAGGATCTGTTCCCCAAAGAACGGTTGGAACCCGTTCTTTACGGCCTCAAGGAACCTGTTCTCCCAGCTGCCATCGGCCTTGGCCAACGCAATGATCGGGTCACGGAAGTAGTTGTATGGGTCGACATAGGAAAGATTGACCTGGTTGACGTTGCCCCTGGCATCACGGCCCAGGTAGAGCTTGGTAGAATACTTGTCCCACGGGGCATCCAGCTTGCGGATGGCCTTGTCCTCATCGTCATCGATTCCCATGGCATAGGCCAGCGCCGATGCAACAGCCGAGAATCCAACCGATGCCATCATCGTTCCAACGAGTCGGTAGGCTCCCGATCTCCTTACTTCTGGGTTGCTGCTCCTTAACTCGCCGTTGATGGTGGAGAGAAGATTGTAGCCAGTCCTGACCACCTCCAGCGGGAAGCTGATAAAGGCACCCACGAAGGGTTGCTGGCGAAGGAAGTTCCCGAGCCTTGGGATTCTGGAGTAGGTAGGAAGGCTGTTGAGAACCATGTCCGCCGCATCCCTCTCGAGCTTGGACAGGGGCTGCGTGGGATAGGCCCTCCGAAGCCTTGCCAGCTCAACCTCAAAGGCGATGACCTTGGGGATCGCATCCCCCAGCTGGTAGCCCCTGACGGCACCCCTGCCCACGGCCTTGATCGCCTTGACCAGGTAGTTGTCGAACATGTCCTGGGCAACATTGACCTGGGCATCCTTGAAGTATTCTTGCAGCTCCTGGGCAAAGACCGATTGGCCCAGGATTCCAAGGCGGGTCAGTCTTGCGTTGTAGTCACGGATCGACTGGTCACGGGTAATCCTGAGTTGTCCAGCCGCCACAGGAAGGGCAAGTGTCCTTAACTTCTCCAGGGCTATTTTCCCGTCTGGGCTGAAGATGTAGCCGTTGGCCACCAGGAACATGGCGTTACCAAGCACGTTCCTGACCTGGGTTTGCACAGACAGGACCGTCTTGGCGAACTTGGAGAATCCGTTGAGGCGAAGGTAGAGGTCGGTCAGCCTGCCCATGAAGTCTTCAGGCTTGCCCCGCCTGCTGAACGCATCCCGAAGCGCATCGGCAATCTCGGGGCTGGTATAGACCTCGTTCCGCATCCCCTCGACAAACATGTTCAACGGGCTGGCGGTCCTGCTCCCGTCCGAGACGATCCTGGTGGAGAACCCATCCCTTGGGGTGGTGAAGAAAATCTTGTTCATGCCAGCATCCCGCAGCTGCTTGAGCATGTTGTGGGTCTCAAGCAGGCCAGCCATTTTGGCAACAGACTTGAGGAAGTTGACCCGAGGGTCCCTGATCTCTCCCCATAAAAGCCTGATCTCCTCGGGGATTTCCTTCCTGGCCATCAGGATGGAGAGGTCCTTTGTCAGGACGCTGCCCAGCTGGGAGAATGGGGAATCGCCCTCGGGCTGGGCCAGGTAGTCAATCATGCCCTTGATCTCGCCTGCTGATACCCCGCCGTTCCTGGCGGCCTGCAGGCCAGCCTCGTAGTCGGCT